CCGTGGCGAAGTAACTAAGGAAGGTGGTATTGCAAGCCGCCCTGCAGGAACAATTAACCATATTAATGGATGGGCTATGGATCACTACCTAGTTGTAAACGGTACGCGAGTTAACCCGGATCAAAATTCTGAATTATATCGTAGATATCTTACTATCCTTCTTAACAATGCAAATAGTAGAGGCGTAACACCGGGCATTGGAGGATATCCTGGATTCGTACACTACGACGAAACTCCTACGCGTAAGGCTCAGGCACAGGGCGGCCCAATTGTGTACTGGAGCGAGGGTTTTGATACATCCTTCCTTGCTTAATACCATATAAATAAAGATAAACAAACAGGTGTACTGTGGCAAAAGCGTTTTCTATTGAAGATGGAAATATTCAAAGTAGAAGTCTTGTTACCTCACGTAACAGGCTTTACAAAGATATTGATCTAACTTTTGCAAATAAACCTACAACTGGATCCAATCCAACAAAAACAGATATCTACAAAAAAGAAGATGCAGCGGCTGTAAAACAAGCTGTCAAAACATTGCTAATGACAAACTTTGGAGAGAAGCCCTTTCAACCTTACTTTGGTGCTGATCTCCAATCGCTGTTATTTGATCTTGCAGACGATACAATCAACGATAGCATTGATATAGCAATTCGAAGCGCTGTTCAACTATATGAACCAAGGGCATCAATCAGAAAAGTTGGGGTCAAAGCTTTACCAGACAACAACAGCGTTTCTGTTTATGTTGAATTTTTAATTGTAAACACAGAAGAAGTAGTAACATTTGAGACTACAATATCAAGGTTAAGATAACATGACAACCATCCAGTCATCACAACTAGACTTTAACACTATTAAAGATAGTCTCAAAACGTATCTGGCTCAGCAACCAGAGTTTAGCGACTACAATTTTGAAGCCTCTGGTCTATCCAATATCCTAGATGTATTAGCATACAATACTCATATGAATGGATTGGTTGCTAACTTCGCTCTTAATGAGTCATTCCTCACAACAGCACAACTTAGATCATCAGTCGTTTCACATGCTGAGGCGTTAGGTTACACACCTAGATCAAAAAGAGCGGCAGTTGCTTATCTTAGACTTAGCATATTAAATACAAATAGTGGCCGTAGTACAGTAGTTACTCTACCAGCATATACAAAATTTACAACTGCAGTAAACGGCATATCTTACAATTTCCAAACGATCTATCCATATACTGCTACTGATGATGGTAGTGGTAACTATGTGTTTGTAACAAATACTGGATCTACGCTAATTCCTGTATATGAAGGCCGTCTAACAACTAAGACCTTTATTGTCGGTGAAGTGGAAGATGCGCAGGTTTATGTTATCCCCGATGAAAATCTAGATACCGCAACTCTCGATGTAAAAGTTTATGATACTGTTACAGGAACATCGTTTAAAGCATACACATCTTTAAAACGAGCGGTTAGAATTGCGACCGATTCAACTTACTACGATATGCACGAAGCTCCAAATGGATATTGGGATCTTCACTTTGGCGATGGATTAACAACTGGTTTAGCTCCTGTCGCCGGCAATAGAATTGTTGCAACATATCTCTCAACCAAGGGAGCAGAAGCAAACACGGCTAACAGATTCACTCCAGCAACAACAGTTGCCATGGATAATGCAAATTACAATCTGTCAGTTACAGTTACCACCCCAGCATCTGGTGGAGCTGATAAAGAAGCTATCGATACTATTAGACAAAACGCTCCTATTGCGTTTGCTGCTCAACAGCGTCTAGTTACAGCGTTAGATTACAAAGGATTGATTTTATCAAGTTATGCTGCTGCAACAGACGTTGCTGCCTGGGGAGGAGAAGATAATATTCCTCCCAAGTATGGTAAAGTAATGGTCAGCTTAAAGTTCGCCGATGGCGTAAATGCTACAGCGCAGCAAGCTGTCAAGGATAGTATTGTTAATGATGTGACAAACAATCTTGCTATTATGTCGATTGACACAGAGTTTGTAGATCCTATTGTAACATATATTGGCTGCCAAACATATTTTAACTACAATCCTAACAGAACTACGACACCTGTTAGTATAGCCGAAGCACAAGTCTTGGCTAAGATTGAACAATATTCAACAAACAATCTAAAGCGATTTGGTGGCACATTTAGACGTTCTAATCTATTATCAGAGATCGATGATCTATCAGATGCTATTCTTGATTCAAGAATGGATATTATTCTTCAAAGAAGATTTACTCCAACGCTAAATGCTGCTACAAGCTATACCCTTGTGTTTCCAGTTAGACTAGCGGCTCCAAACAATAAAACACCAATCATATCATCCAATAATTTTATATACAACTCTCAGGTTTGCTCTATTAGAAATTCTCTATCAACCAACACCTTACAAGTAGTATCCCCAACTGGATTGGTTATTGTAGACAATGTGGGCAACTATAATACCACTACTGGTGTAATAACTCTAACTGGTCTTACGATGTCCTCTGTTGTGGGATACACGACAAATCCAGAAATTAAACTGAATGCTGTTCCAGCTAATCTGGCAACTGTTCAACCTAACAGAAATAACATCCTTGAAGTTGATATGAGCAGCTCGTTTGCGTTTGGTAGTCTTGATTACGAGAATAACAGAGTTACTGTGTAATGTCTAACAACTCCACTACAATAGATCGCCGCCGGCTCTCTCTACATAAAAATAAAGTACGAGAAGTACTGCCCGAGCATTTTGTTGCCCAGTATCCAGATCTAATTATCTTCCTCGAAAAGTACTACGACTTCCTTGATTCAGATCAAACAATTAATTTTGATAGACAGATAAAAGATTTATTTTTGAGTAGAGACCTTCACTCTACATCAATGGATAACTTAAACAGAATATTAAAAGAAATTGGTTTAGGTTTAGCTAACACTAATTACTTTATTGATCCTGTTTTTTCATCAAGATTACTATCAATTTTTCATAGAGTAAAAGGATCTCTATACTCAGCCGAAGCTTTTTTTAAAGCATTCTATGGTATTGATGCTGAGATATCATATCCAAAAAGAAATATCTTTATTGTAGGCGAATCGCAAATTGGTGCTGAATCTCTAAGATTTATTCAGGATGGTGCACTCTATCAAATATATTCAATCCTTGTTAAGTCAGAACTTCCTAGTTCAGTGTGGCGCGAGTTCTTTAAAGAGTTTGCTCACCCAGGAGGTTTCTATCTTGGTTCTGAAGTAGTATTAGTAGGAGTAGCAGACAACTTAGCAACAATTGCTAACGATATGCCATTTGTTATAGCGGATCCAAATTTTGGTACATACACATATGAAGATATTGCTATTGGTAATATTGCCGGTGATATTGACCTATCAGAAATTATTGCATCCGACTCTGCGGGTGTGTTTATCAGACACTCACCATATCATTCAATGCAGCCGTACAGTAGCATAACAATTGGCCAAATGGATGACATGTACCAGTCTGCTAAGGATGTTATCACAATAGCACTATTTACATTCGACGAAGATAGTGATGCAAATGGAAATGCTATGGATATGTCTAACTCAATCCAGACATTTGACCAGATCAAATACATGTGGTATGACTCAGACTCTGCTTAATTTGTCATATAAATAAACTTAATAATATCGAGTGGATAACCTATGACTAGACAAAACATCAGCACAGGATCAGCAGCAAATGATGGAACCGGGGATACTTTAAGATCCGCCGGCACAAAGATTAACGCTAATTTTGGTGAGCTTTACTATGATCTTGGAGGGGATAGCGATACTCTACCAGGTAAACGTGTTCTCCACAGATACACCACTATAACAAGTGATGGTACACTAAGTCTTGCTTTTGACTACTATATTCTCAACAAAGCTACCGCGCTTGCTATTACATTACCAAGTGGTAGCCAAATTGGTGAGACAAAGGTGTTTAGCAATAAAGGTGCTGGTGTAGCTACTGTCACAGCTAACCTAGCGGGGGCATCTGTTTCTTTTGCTCTTGCTCAGAATGAAGGTTGTCAGACCATTTGGGATGGAACCGAGTGGTTCTTAATCGGCAACCAAAGCGTTGTTACATTAGCCTAATAGGAAATAAACATGGCAATTGTTACAGATACATTTAAGAAATTTGTTGGTGATAAAATCAAGCTTGATTTTGACAG